ACTTACTTTCCAAAGTAATCGTTTTGTTGACAATAGCTCAAGTCCCAAAACTTTAACTGTCAACGGAAGCAACTCCGTAGTCGCCTTCTCCCCATTCAACCCCACTGCATCGTGGTCTGCTGCGACCTATGGTGGGTCAGGGTATTTTGATGGTAGTGGGGATTATTTGACATTTGGGCCGACAGCAAGCATTGGAACGTCTGCATTTACTATAGAAGCATGGGTTTACCTTACCGCGACACCGACTTCAAGGGGTTTATGGGGGACAAACACATCTGCTAATGGTGGTTTTACGATTAGGATTAACAGCACCACACAGATTGCCTTAGACGTTACGGGTGGTGGCGGAACAAACTTCACGGTTCCAACAATTAACCTTAACGAATGGGTGCATATTGCTTGCGTTAGAGATGGATCTAATAACACTACTGTATTTACCAATGGCGTAAGGTCAAGCAGTGGTGCGCTGACTGTTACTACAAACTTTAGTTATCTTGCTGGCCTTGGGCTTATCTTCCCAGGAACGACAAACCCGCCAACTGGCTATATAGCAAGTGCTAGGGTATTAACTGGATCTGCGGTTTACGACCCAACACAAACAACCTGCACCGTTCCTACAGCTCCACTTACTGCAATATCCGGTACACAATTTTTATGCGACTTCACCAACGCCGGTATCTACGATGCTACAAGTAAGAATGACTTGGAGACGCTAGACAACACTGTAAACGGTGTGCGGATAAGCACTGCTCAGTCACAATTTGGCGGCAGCAGCATTTACTATGACGGTACTGGAACCGACTACCTATGGATACAGGCAGATCAGCCCATTCAAAGGTTTGGCACCGCTCCTTTCACTATAGAACTATGGATCAGGCTTGCAGCTTTAGGGTCGGCCAGAGGATTAGTAGCTAAAGGAACGTCAACAACTGGCTGGCTTGTGTCTTTGAACTCAAGCAATCAAGTAGTGTTTACTTACGGCACAAGCACGATTACCTCTACCGGAACTATCTCGCAAAATGTATGGACTTATATTGCTGTAGTCAGAGAGGGGACGGGAAGCAATCAAACCAAGATTTACATCGGTGGGTCTAACGACGGTACTGGAACAGTAAGCACTGACTTTACGCAAACAAGTTCTATGTACATCGGTGCTAACCGTACTGGCGGTGACCTATACAGCGGTTACATCCAAGATGTTCGCATCACAAATGGATACGCAAGAACCGTTACAACCATACCAACAGCAGCGTTCCCCACGTTATAGGACTAGACCATGAAATACTGGACAAAGAACGGGTCTATCCCAAGCACTGAAACAGACGGTACTGAAGGATGGCAACCGGCCCCTTCGCCTCCGACAGACATCCCTGAAGGCAAGAATCTTGTATGGCTAAACTGGGAATGGATCATCAGAGACCCTAAGCCAGCAGACAGAGCAGGATGGCAGTGGAACTGGAACCATGCAGACAGGGCTTGGGTGGAGAGTGCATGGCAAACCTCACCTTCAGAAGAAATACCCATTACAATCCCGGAAGTCCTAACCACATCCCAAGTTTCTAATCTCACCACCGCACAGCTCATATAAGGCAACAATGTGTTCGGCTTTGACCCATTTTCAGCTGCGCCATTCTCGGCGATTAGCGGTACGACAGGGCCGATTGATGTTTCTATTGCGGAATCCGCAACAGCCGCTGATGCGGTAAATTCCCTCGCTTCATTCCAATCGGCGGTTGCCGAAACCGCTACAGCTAGTGACGCAATCCAAGGCAATGCCGTAATTGACGTTTCCATTTCGGAATCTGCGTCAGGGTCTGATGCGTCCGAGGGGTCTGATTTTGTTATTAGTTACCTTGTGGTTGGTGGTGGCGGTGCATCTACGGGCAGGTCTCAACCTTCAGGTGGCACTGCTGGTGGTGGGGGTGGGGGTGTCGTTGAATCCCTCAATCAGTCATTTAGTTTAGCCACTACCTACACGCTTACAGTCGGCGTTGGGGGTACAGGTGGGACAGCCCAAGCAGGAACTCCTTACACAACCAATAACGGTACGAATGGCGGTAACTCCGTTTTTTCAAGCATCACTGCATATGGCGGTGGGTACGGCGGCGGCGCAAACCCCCCATCTTCTTACAACGGCAATAACGGGGGTTCTGGCGGAGGTGGCTGCGCTCAAGGTGGTGTTGTAGGTACTGGCGGTACAGGTTCTCAAGGCGGTAACGGCGGCGATGGTAGATGGAGTACATACCCGTATGGTGGTGGCGGGGGAGGTGCCGGGGGTAACGGGGTAACAGCCAATTCATCAACTGCTGCAAACGGTGGCCCAGGGTATTTATCCGCGATCACAGGCAACTACTACGCTGGTGGTGGCGGAGGTAAAGGCAGCGCCACACTTACTGGCACTGGGGGTATAGGCGGTGGGGGCGCAGTTGGTGTTGCTGGAACAAATGGGTTAGGCGGTGGTGGTGGCGGTGTAATCGGCGTTAGCGGCACGTCCGTTGGTAATAACGGCGGTTCGGGTGTTGTTGTCCTTAAGATCAAAGATACGTATACGGCATCGTTTTCAGGCGGCGTTACGTATTCCCAAAGCACAGCCGGTGGCTTCACGACTTACACCATCACAGTTGCTGATTCAAGCCAGACAGTAACTTTTAACCCCACGGGTATAACAAGCACCGTATCAGAAACAGCCACAGCAACTGACAGCGTATCGACGCTGGCTACGCAAAATGTTGAAGAAGCCGAAACTGCTACTGCCGCAGATGCAATAGCGACAACCCTATCAGCGCAAGCAGATATTACAGAAACGGCAACGGCATCTGACGACGTACTGAGCGGGCTTGTTACTTTAAGTGATGTCGTTGAAACGGCGACGGGCACAGATGCTGTCGATGCAACACTTGCTTACCAAGGGGCGGTTGATGAGTCAGCTACGGCTAGCGATAGCGTAGATAGCGAGCTTGTAAAAGCAGGACTTATTTCTGAAAACGCAACGGGCGCTGATAGCGTTAGTTCCCTACAAACAATTAACGCACAAATATCCGAATCGGCCACGGGCAGTGATGCCGCATCTGCTGGGGGTACTGTAGAAGGGGTTGTTGCAGAAACGGCGACGGCAACAGAAATTAATGTTGCTGGGGATGTGTTTGATGATGCCGTAGTAGAAAGTGCCACAGGCGCGGATTCGATCACAAGCGCCCGTATTTTACAAAGCGTTATTTCTGAGTCAGCTACAGGTACAGACACCGGAGCAAGCGAACAAACACTTGCTGCGACTATCAGCGAAACAGCGACCGGCACAGACACAACGGCTGCAATTTTCAGTGGTACAAGTGAAATATCCGAAACGGCTACGGGGGCTGATGCAGTTGCTCCTGCTCAAACCTTTGAGAGCGACATCGCTGAGTCCGCAACGGGATCTGACACGACGGCTGCTGGGTTCTTATACGATAAAGCTGTTTCCGAGACTGCAACGGGTGCAGATTCCATCGATGTACTGCAACTTATTGGCGGCATCATTGCGGAAGCTGCTGCGGCAGTGGATAATATCGAGGCTCGCGCTGATTTTGTTGATTCGGTTTCAGAATCTGCACAGGGCGCGGACGCAGCGCAAGCTGGTGGGGAGTTTAACGTCTCTGTTTCCGAAACCGCTTCCATTACAGATGAAGCGTTCAGTCGGTTCTTGTGGGAGCTTATTGATGATTCCCAAGTTGCAAACTGGCAAGAAATTAATACAAACCAAACTTCCAACTGGCAACCCGTCAGTATGACATGAGGTAAACCATGCCCATTACAAGAACCGCACTCCTTGATTTACCCATTATTGAGACTGACACCGAAGTTGGCTCGTGGGGTAACGCCGTAAATAACGGGTTAACTGAATACCTTGACATCGCTATTGCCGGAATTACTGACCTGACAGGTTCAAACTTTTCAGGGTCACCAAACTACGATTTGACACTTACCCTTACAACAGGGGATGCAAGTGCAGACAATATTGTTTACAACAGCGCACAATATTCAACAATCCGAGTATCAAGCCTTAACGCCAACTCCACCATCATAGCCCCTGCATCCTCCCGTTCTTACAAAGTTATTAATGCCGACAGTACATACACGCTAACTGTTAAAGCTACAGGACAAACAGGCGTTACGATTAATCCCGGTGCGTCACTTGTTGCCGTATTTAATGGTACGGATTATGTAGGTCTTGGTGTGCAGGCTGCTGCCACACTTACAGCAGGGCAGCTTATTAAAGGTGCAGGCTCCACGGTTGTTACCCCTGCCACTGCCGGAACAGATTACGTAGCTCCCGGTACAGCCTCAACATTCACGGCGCTTCAGACATTTTCTGGTACTTCGGCGAACCTTGCTCAAGTGCTTGCTAACTCGTCAGAGGTTGTGACGGTTAACGCTACGGTGGTCCCGTCTACTGTCAGTTACGATGTAACCACGCAATCAGTTATTTATTACACAGGCGGTGCTGGGGGGTCTAACTGGACGGTTAATTTTAGAGCTTCGGTTGGTACATCGCTCAATACGGCTTTAGCAACAGGGCGCAGTGTGACCGTAGCATTGATGGCTACACAGAACGCAACACCTTACTACAACAACATCATTCAGGTTGACGGCAACACCATCACACCAAAATACCAAGGCGGCATCGCTTGGACCGGAGGTAATGCTTCGGGTATTGACGTTTATGTATATACGATTATTAAAACCGCATCGGCCACATTCACGGTGCTAGCTTCTCAAACCAAATTCACCTGAGACTGATATGCCGGTTATTCAACGTTTAGCTGCTGGAGGTGCTCGGGGTTTTGGCTTTGGTGTCGGTGGCGTCGTTTATTCTGGGCTTATTGTTGAGACAGCTACAGGCGTGGACGCTATAAGTGACTTACGTACACAAGAAAGTATTATTGCGGAAACCGCTACAGGTGCAGATGTTTTTAGCGGTGGGGTGTTATTAACTAGCGTAATTAACGAAACTTCCAGTGGGGCGGATACTGTTTCTAATATATTAACTTATGGCGCAAGCGTGAATGAAATTTCTTCTGCTTCAGATGCCATTAATGGAGAAGGCGGCGCTCCTGCTATTGGCGAGTTTATTTACGGTGGTTATTACGCCGGGATGATTGATTACAGCGGCACAGGTGCCGGACCTTTCTATTATTTAATTGTTGCGCCAAAATCTACGCAGTCTTTGGAAGACTACAAAACAACCGACACAGCCACAGGCGGCGCTAATTCGCTGGTAGATGGTGCGGCTAACACTTCTTATCTCGTTGGTGTAAGTCCAACAACATATCCCGCTGCGGGGCATTGCGATGGGTTAACTACGAATGGATACACGGATTGGTATTTACCTGCGTACTACGAGTTAGAAATTTGTTACTACAACCTCAAACCAACAACCACTTCTAATAACACAGGTTCAGGCACAACCAATCCTTACGCAGTCCCTGCACGAAGCTCTCCCTATACAACTTCTTCCCCAGCGCAAACTTCAGTTGCGTTATTCCAATCAGGCGGCTCAGAAGCATTTCCTGCTAACAGTCATTGGACTTCTACTAACCAATCAACCTCTTACGCGTGGACAAAAAATTTTAGCGCAGGGTCTGTTTTAGCCACGAATAAGAGCTACTCAATTTATGTTCGGGCTATTAGAAAGGTGGCGGTGGCATGATGGATGACAAGACCCACGAGTTAGCAGTCCTTAAGGCGCAAGCTAAGATCCGATTAGAGGAACTCAAGGCCCAAGATTCTGCCAAAGAAGTTGCTGGTAAAGCGATTGGCGAAGATGGGCTGTTGTACATCTTCCTGATTGTGCTTGTGGGTGTTGGTGCTTCGCTCTTTTTAGACGGTGAGAAGATCGCCGCTGTGATGGGTTTGCTCGGCGCTTCACTTACTGCACTTATCCAGATGCTCAACGGTATTGCTGGAACTGCCGCGAAGCAGGAAAAGCCAGAGTTTGAAGTCATCAAGGACTTGATCACCCGTCTTGATAAGCTGGATCGTGCTGAACCTCCCATGCAAGTGGATGTTGAGGGCAGCAAAGTAACGGTCAAAAAAGGCCAAGACGTTGTAACGACTAAGGGGTAATTATGTTTGAGCTACTTAGCGGCGGTCTTCTTGGTTCCATCTTCGGTGGCTTATTCCGACTTGCCCCGGAAGTCCTTAAATTCTTGGACAAGAAGAACGAACGCCAGCACGAGCTATCCATGTTCCAACTCCAGACCGATCTGGAGAAGATGCGCGGTGAATTCAAGATGGAGGAGAAGTATGTTGACTACTCTATCCAGCAGATGGACACGATTAAAGAGGCATTTAAAGAGCAGGCTGAAACGGCTAAAGCAGCGGGTTGGTTTGTGGCTGCTATCTCAGCGTTGGTGCGTCCGGGGATTACTTGGGCTTTGTTCTTTATGTATGCGGCAGTCAAGGCGGCTGCGCTTGTTATCGCGTTTAAGACGGGCGCGGACTGGACAGAGGTTATAAGTAAGTGCTGGGATGAGGATGATTTTGGTGTCTTTACAATGTGTATCACGTTTTGGTTCGTTGGGCGCAGCGTTGAAAAGTACCAGAAATCATAATGGATGAAGCCAAGAAGCTTTGCAAGGATGTATTAATTAAGCCCTTTGAAGGGCTGGCAAAGCGTTTGCCTGACGGACGAGTCCAAGCCTACCCAGACCCTGCAACAAAGGGTCACCCTTGGACAATTGGTTGGGGTGCAACCGGCCCTGAAATTAATCCCGGCACCATCTGGACGATGGAGCAGTGTGAGGATGCGCTTGACCACCACGTTGAATATTTTCTCAGTAGGCTTTTAACTTTTTCCCCAAAGATCCAAACTGCACTACCTCGGCGTATTGCCGCTGTGACAAGCTGGGCCTACAATTTAGGTCTAGGGAACTATCGGGTTTCCACGTTCAAAAAACGTATTGACGCGGGGGACTGGGATGGTGCAGCGGACCAATGTATGCTCTGGAATAAAGCCGCTGGCCGGGTTCTTCCCGGACTTACCCGCCGCCGTGCAGCAGAAGCTGCCTTAATGAGGTAAGCAATGCCACTCAAGAAAATACTTTTTAAGCCCGGAACAAACCAAGAAAATACTCGATATACAAATGAGAATGGTTGGTATATCAGTGAGAAGGTTCGGTTTCGCCAAGGCACCCCCGAGAAAATTGGTGGGTGGCAGCGCATTTCTCCTTACACATTTCAGGGTGTGTGCCGGTTTCTCTGGAATTGGGTAACGCTCAGCTTTGATAATCTACTCGCAGTAGGTACAAACCTTAAGTTCTATATTGAGCGTGGCGGGGTCTATAACGACATCACGCCCATACGAGAAACAGCCACGCTAACAAACCCTTTTACAACTGCAAGCGGTTTGGCGACTGTTACGGTAACTGATGCTTCTCATGGGGGTGCAACAGGTGACTTTGTAACTTTCAGTGGGGCTTCAGCCGTTGGGGGGTTAACGCTTAACGGTAACTACCAGATAGCAAACGTCACAACAAACACTTACACCATCACAGCCGCATCGAATGCTTCAAGCACTGCCACAGGCGGTGGTACGGTAACTGCTAAATACGAAATTGATGCTGGCCCCGCTATCCAAGGTGCCGTTATTGGGTGGGGTTCTGGTGGTTGGGGTATGGGCGGCTGGGGTACTGGGGTTGCAGGTACTGAGCGGTTGAGGTTGTGGGATGCCCAGAACTGGGGTGAAGATTTAGTCTTTGGCTACCGGGGCGGCGCTATTTATTATTGGGATGCAACTAATGGTGTTACTACTCGTGGCGTTGCTCTTAATTCGATTGGCGGGAATGTAACCTTTACTTCTGCTTCTCCTACGGTTGTTACGTTTGCTTCGGTTTTATTGTCCGAGGGCACTGCGGTTAAATTTGCTACCACCGGCACAATGCCTTCTGGGGTTACTGCGAGCACGACGTACTATCTGCGTAATGTAGATGGGGCAACGGCAAATATCTCAGCTTCCCCCACAGGAGCGCTGGTTAACACCGCATCTACTGGGTCGGATGTGTATGTTTCTGAGCTTGTTGATGTGCCGTCAAAACAAAACGGCATGATTGTTTCCGATACTTCTCGGTTTCTTTTGCTTTTTGGCACGACTGCGTATGGCAGTGCAGTGCTTGACCCAATGTTAATTCGTTGGGGGGACCAAGAGTCGGTTACTGATTGGATACCTGCCGCTACTAACCAAGCAGGTAGTTTGCGCTTATCTCACGGCTCGCAGATTATTTCTGAGTTACAAACACGACAAGAAGTTTTGGTGTGGACCGACTCGGCGCTGTATTCCTTGCAGTACCTTGGGCCTCCGTTTGTGTGGGGGTCTCAACTCCTTGGCGACAACATATCGATTGTTAGTCCTAATGCTACTGCCGTTGCTTCTGGTGTGGTGTATTGGATGGGGATTGATAAGTTCTACACCTACAACGGACGAGTGCAAACACTTCGTTGTGATTTAAGGCGTTATATCTTTTCTGATATTAATGTCTCACAGCTTGACCAAATATTTGCCGGAACCAATGAAGGGTTTAACGAAGTCTGGTGGTTCTACTGCTCTGCGAATTCGACGGTTATTGATAAATACGTTGTGTACAACTACGCAGAAGATATTTGGTATTACGGCACGATGGGGCGCACTGCTTGGCTTGATTCGGGGCTGCGTAATTACCCTGAAGCGGCAACTTACGAATACAACATTGTTGATCACGAATATGGTGTGGACGATAACTCCACAGGTACGGCTACTGCAATTGAAGCTTATATTGAGTCAGCAGAGTTTGATATTGAAGATGGGCAGAACTTCGGGTTTGTATGGCGCATGGTGCCGGATCTGACATTTCAAGGGTCCACAAACCAAAGCCCACAAGTCACCATGACGCTTTACGGTATGAATGGTTCCGGGTCTGGGTTTAACACCGAAGCCGCCAAAGCTGTTGCCCGTACTTCCACAGTGACGATTGAGCAGTTCACCAATATTATCTACACCCGTATTCGTGGACGACAGATGATTATGCGGGTTGGCTCTGATGGGTTAGGTACGACGTGGCAGCTTGGGGCACCACGAATCGATGTTAAACAGGATGGGCAGCGGTGAGTTTACTTAGGCAACCAGCACCACCCAGTTTACCTGCGGCAGGGGCTAGCTATGAACGCGCATACCATGACCAGTTCAACAATGTTTTACGCCTCTACTTCAACCAACTTAACAACAACGTTTCAGCACTACTAGGTACAGACGGGGGGCGGTATTTAAGTATTCCGTTTGGGGCGTGGTCTAGTGATTCGGATCAAGTTGCTGTTAGTACAACCGCCGCCTACGCCGTTACGTTTGATGTCGCTGATATTGCTGACAGTGTGACGCTTGTCGATAATTCAAAACTAACGGTGCGTTACTCTGGGGTTTATAACTTACAATTCAGTATCCAGTTTGTTAATACAGACTCCCAGATACATGACACTGATGTTTGGGCCGCAATAAACGGCACCAATGTCCCAAACAGTAACTCTCGGTTTTCTGTCCCTAACAGTCATGGTGGAGTAGACGGGCATTTGATTGCGGCTCTGAATTTGTTTTTGCCTTTATATTCGGGTGATTACGTCGAGCTGTACTGGCATACTGACAACACTTCAGTTAGTATTGAGCAGATTAACGCTGCTTCTTCCCCCACACGCCCTGCCACCCCCTCAGTTATAGCCACTATGGTGTTTGTCTCTGCGATACCGGATAGCACGACATGACCACTTCGACCCAAATTACACCCGAAGCAGCTTTGGCGAAGTTCAATGCGTTTGTGCAGTCGCAGCAAATGCAAGACTATTTATCCCAACGCCAACAGCAATATGGGACAACGCCTAAAGGTGCGGCTGCTGATAAAGGATGGACCGCAGGCGAGTCTTACGCTAACCCGTTTGCGGGGTTAAAAGAATTTGGCTCAGAAGAAAAGCCTACTTTAAATTGGAACTCCGCGCTTGGTGAAGCAGGTGAGTATGAGTCTGGAACCCAGACCCAACAAAAATCAGCCTATGACATATTAAAAGGCGCTTTCAATACAGAAGATAATATCTTTGGGCACAAGTCAACGTTTACTAAAGCCTACAGCACGTCGGAAAAAGACGCTAAGGGCAACCCGATTGAGATCAAAAACCCAACCCTTGAGGATATTCAATCGGGTAAGGTTGCCTTTTTAGTAGGTGGTAAGACAGGCGGTGAAAGCCGCGAGCGTATGGCCCAGATGTATTTGCCTATGGGTGATAAGCTTGTCCCTATCGGAGACCCCCAGTATTACAAAGGTGAGCATCCCGATGCTAAGAATGTAGCTAACGCCTTAAAGATTGCTGCAATCGCTTCTCTCCCTTTTGGTGGGATCGGTGGGTTGTTAGGCGGAGTTACGGGTTCTGCCAGTGCTGGCACGATAGCCGCATTAGGTGAATTAGGGATGAATGTATCAGGTACAGGCCTTGCTGGGACTTTGGCAAGTGTCGGGGTTCCTTCCGCTTTAGCAAACATTGGGGCTAATGCTTTGGTAAGCGGGGGGTTAAACGCTGGTATTGCAAAACTCGTAGACATGGATGCGGGTAAAGCATTTAAGTCTGGCGCTACATCCGGGGCTATTGGTGCGGGGCTTGGTGAACTTGGCGCGGCTACGGGGTTGGATAAAGGATTGGGGGCGTTGTATGCCCCGGCTAAATCAATTGCTACCTCTGGACTTACGTCTGCTGCGCTTGGTAGGCCGTTTAACTTTTCCGAAGCTGCCAAGAATGCAGCCCTATCTTATGGGTTACAGCAAGTTTTGGGTTCAACCGATTTAGCCCCCAAGCAGGGCGAAGCACTTAATAAATTCCTAGAATTTCTGGGAGGGAAAGCATAATGTCTGAAAGAATTGAATGGGAACTAAACCCGTCTCAAAATACAGGTCTTGCTACGGTTACTTCTTCGCGGCAATCCCCTGAAGATATTGACGCCTCTACTATTGGAGATGTTTCGATTAACCCTCCTAGCGGGAGTAGTTTCGCCAGTATTTTTGACGTTTTTAAAAATATAGATCCTATTGCCGCCGCAGCTTTACTTGGGATACCTGCGATTGTTAAGGCGCTAGGTGCGGGGGGTTCTGGGGCAGCAACAACTACACCTCCACCAGCAACAACTACACCTCCACCAGCAACAACTACACCTCCACCAGCAACAACTACACCCCCACCAGCAACAACTACACCTCCACCAGCAACAACTACACCTCCACCTGCTGAATCCCCACCAGCAACAGATACAACGACGACTTCAACAAGCCCCAACCCAACGGAAGACGAATTAATAAGAGCTGGAGTGCCTAAAGAATTAATCCCACTGTTACTCAAATATGGTCTTGGGGCGCTAGCGTCTTATCTGTCCTATAAGTCTGCCAAAGATGCTCAGGAACAAGCTAGGGGTGCGTCATTTACTGAGAAGGGTCCGGTAACTTCAACACGTCGGGCGTACCAAGGCAGTACGTATAAACCTGCGGCGCAGGGTGGGCTGATGACTCTTGCTGGGGGTGGTGGGGTTAGCTCATTGACACCTGTAGTGGATAATCCTACCGCGTATATAAATGATGTTTCAAACGCATTGTTGACTATGCAGGAAGGTAGGCTACGTGACCCAAAACTTTACGACACCGCGCTTAGTGGGATGAATCTTAGAAACACAGATAAGTTATTTAACGAAATAGCGCGTAATCCTGACGAACTAAGCGACCGCGATTATTATTTAATGGAAGCTTTTGGAATCCCCGCATTGGCATCGATGCCGCCTTCAGATTCATTGGTATCCGCCGTAGACCGTATTCGTGGGCTATTAGATTCATCTTCTACCCCAACCCCTTCTCAGATTTCTATGTATGAGGCGAATGAGCTTTATGCTCCAGGAGGGCAAGGAGTTTTTGATTCTGGGAGTGCTGCGCTCTCCCCATCTAAAGATTATGGGAACACATTTTCAGAAGAATACAACCCTACGCTTGAAAAAATGATGCGGGAGTTTGAAAGAACAGGGCGCATAAGTGGGGTTGACAATCCGGCTGAGGATGAAGAACTGGGTTCTAGCTACAGTAAGATGGCGCAATTACTTTCCCCCAAGATGGGTAAAGAAGTAATCCAAACAAAAGCTGCTGGGGGGTTGACCTCTGCAAAACAACCCTTTTACCTCGGCGGTCCTACGGATGGTATGGCAGATGAAGTCCCTGCACATATCGACAACAAGCGCCCTGCTGCATTAAGTGATGGTGAGTTTGTAATACCGGCTGATGTTGTTAGCCACTTAGGTAATGGTAATTCCAACGCTGGTGCAAAGCGTTTATATGAAATGATGGATAACATACGCCAAGCACGTACAGGTAACAAAAATCAGGGTATTCAAATCAACCCTAACAAATTTATGCCGAGGTAATCATGGCTGTTGACATTGAAGCATTGAAAAAAGCTGCTAGCGGCTCTGAAGGCGACAAGATTGCTTGGTATGCCTCGCAGTTACGCGCAGGGTACACCGACGCTCAAATACGTGATGCGGTTAACAACGCATTGGGCACTACCTACACCGGTGCGGAAGAAGATTGGAAATACCTTCAAGACAAAGCTGCTGAAGATGTTATTAAACAAGTCGTCGCTGGAACCGCAGCGGATAAAGCCACGGCGTACAACCAACTTTATCAAGGTGCAGGGTTAAGCAACGACATCATTCAGCAAAATATTGCTGAAGTTTTAGGGGAACAAGATCCAGAAGATATTAGAGCCCTTCTTGGTATTGCTGGTGCTCAACGTGCCGCTGCACTGCCTACTGCACAGGGCAAAGCTGATTATGTAAAAGAAATGGTTGGGTATGACTATACCCCCGAAGAAATTATTAATTACATCAATACAGGTGTTGGCCCGCAAACTGATACAGATATGGCAGAGTTATTTCGCCTTGCAGATGTACAGATGCCCTCTAAAGCTGTTGATACGGTTAAAGCTGCTGGTGGTGCTGATACAGTTGTAGCTGGTGGAGGTGCTGATACAGTTGTAGCTGGTGGAGGTGCTGATACAGTTGTAGCTGGTGGAGGTGCTGATACGGTTAGAGCTGCTGGTGGTGCTGATACAGTTGTAGCTGCTGGTGGTGCTGATACGGTTAAAGCTGCTGGTGGGAACGACACCGTTAGCGCAACAACTACTTGGACATCTCCTACGGGTATAACAATCCAAGTCCCTGCTGGGTGGGAAGACTTTACTGGGCAGCAAAAAGTTGACTGGTTTAAAAGTAAAAATATGACCGGCTCTACGCTGCAAGCGTTAGGCATACCTGCTAAAGATATAGCAGGGGCAGTTAGCTTAGGTTTACCGTCAGGAGCAAGCGCAAACTTTGACACTACAGTTAGAGGTGCCCCCACCACTGATCGTTCCGGTACGGGTGTTGCAATTACAGGTGAGTCCGGGTTACGTGAGGGATACGCGCCCTATGTACAGCGACTACTTGAGCGGGCTTCTGCTGAAGCTGATGTGCCCTTTCAGAAATATACAGGCGAATCGCCCCTGCTTGAATCAGCTAAACAAGGTATTGCTAACTTAACAACTCCTGCACAATTCCTACAAGGTTCAAACCTAGCCCAAGCTGCTGGTATTGGTGCTTTAAATTATGGGCAGTACAAACCTACGGCATTTACGACGGGAACATTTGCTAACCCTGTACCCAAAGCCTACGGCGGTGAAGTTGAAGGTTATGACGCTGGGGGTACGGTTGATGTAGGGGGCGATACAACTAACCCTTATACGGTCCCAGCTAACCCCAACATACAGCCTGTGAACTACGGTGGGCAGAACGTCACCAACGTGCAAGCGTCTTATATGTCGCCTTATATGCAAAATGTTGTTGATGTCCAGCAGCGCGAAGCCAAACGCCAAGCAGATATTGCCAACCAAGCCATCGGGGCAAAAGCCGTTCAAGCAGGTGCCTTCGGTGGGTCACGTCATGGGTTGCTAGAGTCTGAAGCTGACCGGAATCTCTTGACTCAGCTTGGCGGTATTCAAGCTAAGGGTTTACAGGAAGCTTACACACAAGGGCTTGGACAGTTTAACGTCGAACAAAACCGTGGGCTTGAAGCTCAGAAAATGGGCGAACAGTCTCGGCAGTTCGGTGCAGAGCTTGGACTTAAAGGCTTACAAACTGGCATACAGTCAGCGCAAGTGCTTGGTAATCTCGGCCAGCAACAAGGTCAGTTTGATCTTGCATCACTTAAACAAATGGCTGACTTGGGTACTGCGGACCGCAACTTTGACTATAACGAGTTCTTACGCGCTGAGAAGTACCCCTACGAGAACCTCACGTTTATGAAGAATATGCTCTCAGGACTCCCAATCAGTGCGGCCGCTACGGGTATTGATCCTTTATCACAAGCCTTGACAGGCGGTATAAGTACAGTGGCGCTTATAGATATGTTGAATAAAATTGGTACGGGGTCTACTGGCCCAACAACTACAGGCACAAAACCGTAAGGGGTAGTTCATGTTTAACCCTATGCAATCGCAAGCAGCGATTCAAAATCCTGCTAGGTTCCCCGATCAGAAGTTACAGCAGTACGCTGCGGGTAAACCACCACAGCCCACAGGACAGGTTACGCCTCCTATGGCAGGGCAGGAATTAGCGCAGCGAGGGGCTGATCGACAAGCGTTTCAGAACCAAGCGGCTATGCAGAACAACCCCAAAAATAGCCCGACCATCTATCAAGAACTCATGATGAAAGAGCAGATGGTTAACCAACAAGCGCAAGCGTTGGGGCAAAAGGAACAGCAGCTTGGTATGGCAGGAGCCATGCTTGCTAAAAAAGCTAAAGATGTTGCTGAGCGTGAGCGGGGCATAGCTGCCCTACCCGTGCGCCCTGATATGTTTACCGCGATGGACGGTGGAATTGTGTTTAGGCAGGGTGGTGGGGTTCAAGGATTTAAGGGTGGCGGTGATATGTCTGCCCGGATTGCTGAAGGGTTTACAGAACGCGAAGATGGGCCGTCTACAGTAGGCGCTAGCGGTATGAACCCTAATGATCTTATGGCGTTAATCCGCAAAAGGATGGAAAGCATCGACGAGGCTGAAAAAACATCCATGCTCTCACCTGAAGAACAGGAGCTGATGCGGTTTAAAAACGCGCAAACGATGCAAAAAGAATATGACGAATACGCACGGGGTAGGGGTGAGCGACAGCAAAAAATGGCAGCAGCGCTACGGGGTACTGCGCCTGATCTCGGTGATTATTTAGGGGCTATGGCCGCAGGCGGTCCGGGTAAAACACTTGCTGAAACGCTCTCGCGTATGGTCCCCGGTGCAGCTAAATTGCGTACAGAACAACAAGCCCGTGACATGGCAGCGGCTAAGTTTTTAGCTGAGGCTGAAGAAAAAGAAGCGCAAGCAGACCTTGCAGAAAAACGTGGTCAGCGTGATGTAGCAGATAAGTTAATAAGGTCAGCGCAGAACGACAGAATTAAAGCCTTTGAAGTTAAAAAGGGCGCAGCCGATACAGGGATTAGAGCTTTGGCTTCGATGCAGGAAGCACAAGACAGGCAGGCTAGCGAAGCTAGAAGAGCGCAAGAAGCTGCGGCAACGCGAGCATTTGAAGAACAAAAATACAGAGAAGCTCCTGGTAGAGCAGCAGAGCTAGCTAAGCTTGAGGCTCGTTTGCGAAGAGAAGGTAGAGTTCCGGGGGTTGACGACAGACTTTATGACGATCTTACGTCAGGTGATCCTCTGCGTGTGGCCCGAGCCAATACGTATTTATCAGGGCGATATAACACAGCAGCGCGTGGGCAGTTGTCTGAAGCACAAGTTGCTAAGGCAGTTGCGGATTTCAATGACGAATTTAAAGGCGAACAACTACGCAATCAATTCGGCACTGTTGAAAAATATCTTGAGTATTTACGCAACACTCGCGCTAATATTGGGCAAGGAACTTCTGAAAGCAGCGGAGAACTTGTTTACGATACTAATAGAAGGTTAATTTCTCAATGAGTTACCTTATCCAGCTACCTGACGGGCGTAGGGCGCGGTTTCCTGACAGTATTCCGTTAGAAGAAGCGCAACAGCTTGTTCGCCGTGATTTTCCAGACTTGTTTCCAAAGCAAGGTGGGGTAGCAGGAGCACTTAAAAAAAGTACGGAATCACTTGTATCTAGTGGGCTTGCAGGGCTTACTGGACTTGCAGGGCTTACTGGACTTGTTAACCCTGAACAAGTAGCGCGTGAAGCACTTGAACGTGAGCAGGGTATTGCGCAGCGGTATAAAGACGAGACAAGCCTTGACGCACTCAAAGAGCGTTACCAGAAAGAAGGTTTGTTTGCCGCCGGTAAAGAGCTAGTACGCCAAGTGCCGTTGGCTGTTGCGGAACAATTACCCCAAGCTGGGGTTTCTCTAGGCGGTGCGTTTACTGGCGCACGTTTGGGGGCAATGGCAGGATCTGTTGCTGGCCCTGTCGGTGCTGGTGTTGGGGCAACTGTTGGCGGTCTGGCTGGAACGTTTGCGCCTTCTTATCTTCAACAGATTGGAACTAATCTTTCACGGCAAGCCGCTGAAGGTAAAACAATTGATGTTTCTTCCGCAGCCGCTACTGCCGCTGTACAAGCTGGGATTGAGACTGCCGCAGGTGCATTTATTCTTGGTAAACAGATGGTGGGCAAGATTCTTGGTCGCCCTGCCGAAAGAGCGCTTGATAGTGCCGCAGGTCGCGCACTTGCTGAACAGAGTTTAAAACGCACCCTCGCTACAGGCGCAGCACGAGCTACAGCCGTTGAAGTTCCGACTGAAGTTACGCAGGCTATGCTTGAGCGTTTACAGGCAGGTCTCCCCCTAACATCAGACGACGCGCTCAAAGAGTATGGCGATACGGCATATAAGACAGCACTCAGCGCTCCTGTATTTGGTGGGGCTGCACGAGTAGGTGAGCGTGGCGCAGCGCGTACGCAAGTTGAAACGGAAGATGCAGCTAAACGCGCAGAAGAGCAACAACGTCAAGCAGCAGAGGATCAGCAGCGTCAGGCAGCAGAAGAAGCTCGCAAGCGTTCTCCCGAATATATGCAGCAGTTGAATCAAGAACAGGTTCAGCTCAAGGATGAGATACGTCAGCTTAACGACTTGTTAAAAGATAAAACGCTTGATCCAACACAAAAGCTAGAAGCGCAGGATCGTCGTAAAGATATTGGTAAACGGCTTAAGGAAATTAACGACGAGATTCGGTCGGTAATACCCGCACGCCCTGTTAGTCAGTTGCTAGCAGAGCGTCAGATGGAGCAGGAAGCCAAAGGTGCACCTGTTGTTGATGAGTTTGGGAATGTTGTTCCTGGTAAGTTTGTACCGACTGAAGTTGACATCGAAGCGCAGGTCGGTCCCGGCTATGACACAGAAATAAACAAGTTACGCGCCGCAGAAGAAAAGCGTGTGCGAGAGTTGCAAGAATCATTACGTGAAGCTTACGAACGCAGTGTGGCTGCGGGCGAACGAAAAGACACTAAAGAAAAAGCTGAGTACGACAAGTTAATTGCTGGCATTGCTAAACAAGCTGAGAAAGGTAAAGAGCGCCTTATTAAATCTCAGATTCCTATGGATATGCAGATGCCTTTTGCTGACGCTTACGACGCGCTCACACAGGCGGCGGAGCAAACGCAAGTTGGTACTTATGACGAAGCGCTTGTTGACCAAATTCTTCAGAAGATTGAAGGCGAACAGCCCAAAGCCACAGTAGAAGCGCAAGGTGAGCTTGCGCTTGAAGGGCGCAGCAAATTTACTAAACAAGTTCAAGAGCTTCAAGCGCAGCGAGAAAAAGCTGTACAAGCACGGGACTCGTCAGCGATAGCCACACTTGACGCACAGATTGCCGAGTTACGTCGTGATCAGGCTGCGGCTG